CAGAGCCTACAGAGGAACCAACTGAAGAACCTACACCAGAACCATCTCCAGAGCCTACAGTAGACCCTACAGATGAGCCTACACCTGAACCTACCCCAGAGGTTACACCAGATCCAGAACCAACTGAGGAGCCAGTTGTAGAGCCTACTGAAGAACCTACCCCAGAACCTTCACCAGAACCTGGACCAGATCCAGAACCAGAAGATAATCCTTGGACTGAACCAGATGTAGAAATCAAAGATGAAGTATTAGAAGCCCTCATTCCTGAAAAGGGAACTGGTACATCAGAAGATTTATCTGGAGTTATTGCTAACCTTACAAGCAAAGATAATAAGTTAGTTACTCTTTCCCCTGAACAAATTACAGCAGTAAGTCAAACACTCAAAGCATTGACGCAAGAAGCAAAAGTAGAAGTTGCAGAAGACCTTGGTATTAAGCCGTCAGAAGTTGCACAGATTGCTGAGCAGATGAAGTCTAACCCAGCACTTGCAGAAGCATTTGTTGAGTTCTCAGATAGAGCAGGGGATGCAGGAGAAACCCCAATGCCATTTACATTAGCAGATGCAGTAACAGAAGTACAGACAGAAGCATTTTTAGCAGATCCACTTGGTGCAGTATTTGAAGTGGATGTTACAGAACTCCTATCTAATTTCTCTGAATTAGGTATGGACATGACAGACGATCAGAGAGAAAAAGCCCAAGAAGTCATTATCCCAGTAATCATTGTTTCACAGATTGCAAACGTAATGATTGGGATGAGGAGGTAATATGAAAATAATCAAAAAGGTTGTGAAGGGATTCTTCACATGGCTTAAAGATGCAGGGGTGGAAGTAATTGCACAGGCCTTTACTCTCCTTGGCTTCTTCATCGCATGGCTAACTTTGACGGGATCAGCAAGAGACATTGTTGGTATTGCAGTACTTGCAACTACGGTAATCTGGCTTATTACAATCCCACTAAGAAAGGAGGACTAAATATGGCAACTAAAAAGGTAGTAGAGCCTCCTAAGAAGGAGCACCCACAAAAGGCAATCACTAATATCTTGATGCGTATAGTAGCAGTGTTTGCTGCTTCTGGTCTATCAGTACTTGGTGCTGGAGCAGTTGTTGGAATTGACACAGTTCAGGCAGTGTTCTTAGCAGGACTATTAGGCGTAGCAACAGTCATTGAAAGACTGGCAAGGGCTTTTTTGGACGATGGAAAACTCACATTGGCAGAGATCAATGATGCGTTTAAAACGGTAGATAAAAAGGCTAATTAGTCATTATTGACGGTAGTTGACAGCCCTCTCTGGGCAATGGTATACTTGAGTATCACCTATCTGGAGAGGGCTTTGTCATGACCTGTATTGCTGTAGTAAAACATGAAGATAAAATCTACATGGCTGGAGATCGTGGAGCATCAGACGATGGTACTATTCTAGCACTTGATGCACCAAAGGTTTGGAAGATAGGTCCTTATCTTATTGGCTATGCTGGATCAATGGACGGAGAAAGAATCCGTTTTAACTTTAAGCCAAGTGCCCCTAACATTAAAGATACAGATAAGTTTATGCAGACAAGGTTTATTAAAGAACTCAAAGAATTTTATAATGAATTCTGGGTTGACACATCCAAAGACGGAGATCTTGGTTTGATTATTGCAGTTCGTGGAGAGATTTACGAACATAGTTCTGGAGACATGTCTTTATCTAAGTATATGCTGCCTTATCTTGCTATGGGATCTGGAGCAGAGTATGCCTATGGGGTTTTATATGCAACAGATAAGCAGAAAAATGCAAGAAATAGAGTAGTCCAAGCAGTTAATGCTGCAATTAAATTTAACCCATCTTGTATGGGCCCAGTTGACGTAGTAAGCCTTTAGTAGTATACTTATTATATGAGCGAAGAATTTGAAGAGATACTAAAAGATATTAAGAACATTGAGTCAGACTTTGACGAGTTTGAGATCTGGCTTGAAAATGGAATTGAGCGGGGATGGATAACTGAACCGTTCTGTAATACTCATGAAGGAGATCCCTACATGACAGATGAAGAAGCAGCAGAATGGGAAGAAGGCGGAGACCCATGCCAAGTGGTTTTAAAAATCAAACAATAACAACAAACAAGGAGAATAAAATGAAGAAAGCACTACTAGCAATACTATCAATTGCAATTGCATTTACAGCAGTTGCCCCAGCACAAGCACAGGATGAGAGAGTCTTAGCAATCATTGACTCTGCCATTAACTCAAATAACTTTCCATCAATAATTCATGAAGTTTGTTTTACAACAGTAAAGAGCATGTCATGCCCTAATGGTCAGTTGTTTATGGAAGGACCAACGGCAGCATCAGCGCCATGGCCAATGCATAAGAATAAGACAACTTTTGACCTAAACAATGCGACATTCCATGGTGATGCTATGGTTAAGTCCGCCTTGACAGTAAATCCAAACTTAAAGATTGTATTTATTCGATTTAACGATGTCACAACTCTTGGAAACTCACGAGGAGATGCAAAAGCCCTGGCCTTGGCATTTGATTGGGTATCAAAGAATGCATCTAAGTACAGCATCGATGCTCTTTCAGTAAGTCAGTCCTCAGTAAGTGCAGGAAATCTTGCACTGTGTACAAGAGATACAGTTACCATTAATGCAGTAGCATCATTGAGTGCTAACAACATTCCAGTTTTTGTTGCAACTGGCAATGACCGTCGAACAGATGTTATCGGATTTCCATCATGCGTTAATGGTGTAATTCCTGTTGGAGCACTTGCAAATGCAACTCAACTTGAAAGAGCAACCAATACAGGACCTGGCCTTGCGATGGTTTCACCTGGTAAGGTAAGCATCACAAAGTATAATGGGTCTCCAACAGATACTGCTGGAAGTTCTGTAGCAACTGTAGTTTCTGCAGCATCCTATGTAAATCGCAACACCTTTAAAACTTTTGGAGAGTATCTATCATCTCTTCCAAAGATTTTAATTGGTACAGCATCATACATTCGTAACTAAATAATAGTCCTAGGTATGACTTTAAACTGCCCCATTGCCCTATAACTCAGTTGGTAGAGTGCCGAACTGTTAATTCGGATGTCCCTGGATCGAGGCCAGGTGGGGCAGCAAGGATAGTGTATAATTGTTATAGCAATATCCAGCAATACAGAATAAGGGAGATAAACAATGTTAAACACCAATGGTCCTGACACACAAAGTAACAGACCACATAAGTTTTTTGAAAGATATCTAGATAATGATTTAGATGAACTTGCTAAGTTTTTAGAAGTAAAGTACCAACTAATTAAGGACGCACAACTTCGTGGTGTAAGCACAATGGAAAATGACGAAGGATTCTGGTTAGAGTCTGGAAGTTTGTCAACTGTAAAATGGAGAGAGTACAATGTGTTTCAACTTTATCATCCTTCTCTGCATAAGTTATACTCAGAATTATCAAATACAGTTAAAGAGGCATGTCTTTATTACGGAGTAGATTTTGAAAAACAACAATATTATGTTCAAGGTTGGTTTAATATTAATGAAGCAGGAAATGGAAAACTGAACTGGCATGATCATGGTGCTCCAGGGGCTCCTAATTTTCATGGATACTATTGTGTAAAGGCTGAACCATCAACCACCTATTACAGACTTTTTGGTGATCCAAACAAAGAAGTTGCAAACCATAATATTGACAATAGGATGATTGTTTCAGAAATGGGTCATCCACACGCCCAGGGTGATTGGGACTGGCCTGGATCAAGAATTACAGTTGCTTATGATATTCAGCCTCTAAGGTCTTTGCTGAATGCTGGTAAGCATACGATAGAACAGCATTGGATACCATTGCTTTAAAATGAAAAAAATAATTAAAGTTATAAGGTACTACATTATTAAAAGAAGAATTAAAAAAAGTTCTACAGATAATGACTATATTTATTAGTTTGGAGATCAATGCTAATATTAGGTATTAATGAAACCACTCATGACGCATCAGTCTCTTTAATTAAAGACGGCGAGATACTTTTTGCAGGGCATGCAGAAAGATACAGTAAGAAAAAAAATGATTGGTTTACTAACAAGGAACTAATTAAAGATGCTCTGCAATACGGGTATCCAGATAAAATTGCATACTATGAAAAGCCTTTACTTAAGAAACTTAGAGTAAAGACTAAGGGTGGATTCGGTGGCGACAGTCCTTGGTTTGAGTCTACAGAATTAGGGAATCTGCCAAGAAAGAACTTTGGACATCACTATTCTCATGCAGCAGCAGGGTACTATACAAGTTCATTTAATGATGCCTGTATTGTGGTACTTGATGCAATTGGTGAATTCAATACCTCAACAATATGGGTTGGTGAAGGTGACAAGGTTAAACTTAAATATAAGCAAAACTATCCAGTTAGTTTTGGATTATTCTATTCAGCCTTCACTCAATTAATTGGTCTTATGCCAAATCAAGAAGAATATATTATGATGGGTATGGCAGCCTATGGTGACTGGAAGAAACATTATCTAAAAGTTAATAAATATTTTGAGTCAACATCACACCAAAAATATAACTTTCACAAGGGTATTCATGATTGGGGAGTTATAGAAAATGATCAGGACAGGTTTGACATTGCAGCAGCAGTTCAATATGTTTATGAAAGAAGACTGTTAGAGTTTATGTCGTATGCTAAGTCAATTACTGGTAAGAACAACTTAGTATTTATGGGTGGTTGTGCCCTTAACTCTTCAGCAAACACATCTCTATGGAATATTTTTGATATGATTTGGATTATGCCTAACCCAGGAGACGCTGGTAGTTCTTTGGGTGCAGCAGCAGCCTTGTACGGAAAGCACCTTGACTGGAAGACTCCATATCTTGGCTATGATCTTGGAGGAGAGTATCCTGTTCAGCAAATTGTGGACGGTATACTAAAAGATGGAATCGTAGCAGTAGCAACAGGAAGAGCAGAGTACGGACCAAGAGCACTAGGAAATAGAAGTATCCTTGCAGACCCAAGAGATCCACTAATTAAAGACAAAGTTAATTTAATTAAACAGAGAGAACTCTTTAGACCATTTGCTCCAGTAGTTATGGAAGAGTGTGCCTCTAAATGGTTTGATATGGACTTTACAAGCCCATATATGCAGTATACGGTCAAGTGCCTTCAGCCTGAGAAGATACCTTCTGTTGTCCATGCAGATGGAACATCAAGAGTTCAGACTGTAAATAAAAATCAGCACCGTGGGCTCTGGAGAGCAATCAATAAATTTTATCTTGAAACTGGTGTGCCAGTCTTACTAAACACTAGTCTTAATATAAAAGGTCAACCACTTCTTAATGATGAAATTGATATTATTAAGTGGGAAAAGGAATACAATTTCAAGATCTGTAGGTAGGTGCTATAATAGTATAAGAGAAAAAGGAGGCCACACATGGCAGCAAAAGGTAGTCTAGAAGCAATCATAGAGATTGCAAAGAAAGAAGTGGGCACAATCGAAGGCCCAAAGGATAATGAAACAAAGTACGGTGCATGGATCAAGGTAAACTTTCAACCATGGTGCCAGTCATTTGTTTCTTGGTGTGCATTTACTTCGGGAGTAAAATCATTCCCTAAGTCTGCATCAACAGTCCAAGCAGCAGATTGGTTTAAGAAGAATGAACGTTGGTCAGATGCTCGTAATGATGATCCAACTCCAGGAGACTGGATTTATTTTGATTTCCCAGATGACGGTGTAAATCGTATTTCGCATGTTGGTCTTTGCATTAAGAACAATGGCGATGGAACTATTCAGGTTATTGAAGGAAACACTTCAGGAACTGCAAAGGGAGACCAGCGCAACGGCGGAATGTGCGTAGAGAAGACTCGTGCATATGTAAAGAATAACAAGAAGAAGTTAGTGAATGCTGTAGTTGGTTGGGGTCGTCCAGTATACACTGGCGAAGAAAATGCTCCATTACTAAACAAGGTGGCAGCAACCGCAACAACACCAGCAAAGGCCACATCAGCAGATGCTGCGAAGAAGTCTGCAAAGCCTACTACAAAGAAGTCTTCTGGTGGCGGAGGAAAGGGTAGTGTGGCCCTATAATGGAATCAACCAAAAGAACACTACTTAAGACAGCAAGTTGGGAAACATTTCATCTTGTTGGTGTCGCTGGAGTAATATATCTGTTTACTGGTGAGTGGGAGTATGCAAGTCTTGGTGCTCTCATTTATATTGGATGGGAAGCACTTGGCTATTTCTTGCATGAAAGAGTATGGGTTAAGTTTGGAAAGAGTGTAAAATAATGCGTATTAAAATAATTAGAGCAGTGGTTAAACTACTTGGTTATGAGTGGGGTGGAGATAAACTCAATGCTCCTATCTGGACTGTAAAAGAAAAGAAAAACAAGAAGTAGTTATGACAACACAGGTGTCTCTAACAAAGCCAACATATTTGGCGGGTGGATCAGTTGCAGTATATGAAAATGCTTGGGAAGATGGATATACAACAATTAATGACATCATTAAAATGACAAAAGATATTTCATTAAATGTAAAATTTTTTCCTTCACAGACAAACGCTGATCCTCTGAACACTCGTGAACAATCAATACGAACTAGCCATAGTCTATCAATAAGTCGATATGCAATTTTTAACAAAAAAATGCAATCTATTAATGATAAATGCTATAGTTTAATTTCTTCAGCAGTTGAGAACTACAAAGAAATTTTTAAAATAGAGCAAGAAATAAAGAATACAGAGCCATACACCCTTTTAAGATATTCTGGTGGAGAACAGTACGGCTTTCACTATGATGGTGGAACGGGCAGCAAAAGAAGTATCTCTGTTTTAATATACTTAAATGATGATTACGAAGGCGGAGAAATTGAGTTTCCAAACTTTAATTTAAAAATTAAACCAAAGGCAGGAACGCTAATGTTATTCCCATCAAACTATGCATATGGCCACATTGCTCATCCAGTAACTTCTGGAACAAAGTATGTTGTAGTGACATGGCTACACGATAGGTAAATAAATGGCAATATATGAATATGACTGTATGTCTTGTGCAAAAAGATATACAAAAGAAAGATCAATAAAGGACTCTGACCCAGGATATAGTTGTTTAGTCTGTAATTCTTCGTTAGTTCGTGTATACTCTAGTGTTGGAGCAGTATTTAATGGAAGTGGATTTTATTCCACAGAAAATAGGAAAAAATGATAACAAGTATTCCAGAAGGACAAATATGTCAAGCGTTTGATCCAAGAATGATTAAAGATGAAAAAGCACTCAAAATGCACAATACAAATGAGCAGCCAAACACCTCCTGTTTAGCACCAGCATACGTTTATGTAGAAGGAAAACATGGGAAAAAATTCTTGTGTGACGGTCACTACTATTATGAGTTATACATGAATAGAATTTGTTATTCAGCCCCAAATCATTCTGTGAGAGAAATTTCACAATTTATAATAGATGAAACAGAAAGAGTTAAAGAAACTTTTGCAAAAAATGTAACAAGTACAGAAACATTTGGTCACGAATGCTCTCTCACTAATTATTTTAACTTAGGTGGTAGCGGTTGCACTGCTGATGCTTTGGTAAAAGTAAACCCTATCAGGGTTCCTGTTGGGAAAATAAACTTTACCTCAACAGTAGACAGAGAAAATCTTTCAGCAGATATTTTTTATTGTAACTTTCATTATAGAAGAACTTATTATAGATACGTAAGTAATGGTCTTGTGTTTGAAGATTATCATAAAGTGTTAGACGAAAGATATAGAATGACCATGACACTTGCTGAAGAGGCAGCAAGACTTAAATACGTATAAAGAAAATAAAATGATAACAAGTATTCCAGAAGGGCAGATCTGTCAAGCATTTGATCCAATGATGATAATGCCAGAAAAAACATCACACATTACAAAATTTTTAAAAAAGCCTAGCACATCTTGTGTCGCTCCAGCATATGTATACATTGAAGGAACACACGGAAATAAGTTTCTATGTGATTATCATTATCATTATGAAAAATTTAATGGAAACTATATTGACTATAGTGAGAATGGATTAATTGATAAAAGAGAGATAGTCCTTATTGATGAAAGAGAAAGAGTTAAAGAAACTTTTGCAAAAAATGTAACAAGTACAGAAACCACAGGGAAAACCTGTTTCCTAGGAAGCGATAGCGGAAGAACAACTAATACATCAAATAACTGTATTGCAGAAGCACTTGTTAAAGCAACAGACAAGAATGGCAATCCTGTGTTTTTTTGTAATTTTCATTTTAGAAAAATTTATTACAGGTATGCCAGCAATGGCGAAAACTATGAAGATTTTTATGAGATTCTAGATGAAAGATACAGAATGACCAGCACAATTATTGAAGAATCCCTAAACCTAAAGTGCATATAGCCTTTGACAAATTGCCTAATCTGGTGTATAATTAAAGATGTAGTAAAATTTTATTCAACTATCAATCAAAATAGGAGTACAATATGTTTACAATGATTAAGGATGAAGTAAAGCAAGAGTGGCAACTATCCCCAAAAGATCGCTGCGACAGATGCAACGCAGAAGCCCTGGTCCAGGTTACTGGAATAAGTGGAGATCTGTTATTCTGTGGACACCACTACAACAAGATCATGGCTATCCCAGATGGATACAACAGCATGATGGCTTTTATGATTAGTATTGTTGATGAACGGGAAAAGTTAGACAAGGACAGGCTAAAAGACTAAAATGATTATTCAAATTATTGGACTACCTGGTTCTGGCAAAACAGAACTAGCAAAGTCACTAAAAGAACGCATTAACGCTATTCATCTTAATGCAGATGAGGTTCGTGCAACAGTTAATTCAGACCTTGGGTTTACACCAGAGGATCGAATTGAGCAAGCACGACGCATGGGAGAAATGGCAAGACTCATATCCAAGCAAGGCGTTGCTCCAGTAATCGTTGACTTTGTATGTCCTACAGATTTAACTCGTGCAGCATTTGGGAAGCCAGACATCTTGGTATTCATGGATACAATTGCTGAGGGTAGATTTGAAGATACGAATAAAATGTTTGAACGACCAACCAATGCAGATGTTTTTTTCATTAGTCACAACTTAGATGCAGAAGCAAAGGCATCTCACATCATTGATAAGTTTAGTCTTCATGATTGGTCTGCACCTACAACTCTCATGCTGGGTAGGTATCAGCCTTGGCACGAAGGTCACCACGCCCTTTACAAAGAGGCTGGTAGGAGAACTGAGCAAGTGCTTCTTGGAGTCCGTAATACCTACAACACAAGTGAGAAAGATCCACTTAAGTTTGATCAGGTAAAAGAGTATATTGCCAAAGATGAATTTATGGATGGTGCATTAGTATTAAGACTACCTAACATTACTAACATTGTATATGGCAGAGATGTCGGATATAAGATTGAACAAGTAGATTTGGGGGCAGACATTCATGCTATATCGGCTACGCAAAAACGTAAAGAGATGGGTATCTAAGGTTTGGAACATAATCAGTAAAGGTCCTAAAAATATGGAGTGGCCAGCATGAATGTATCTAAACAAAGATCAGCACTAAAGGCTATTACCTGGCGTATAATTGGAACAGCAGATACATTTGCTATTGCTTGGCTTATAACCAAAGAGCCAGTTACAGCAGGCGCAATCGCAAGTTTCGAGGTAGTTACAAAAACAATCCTTTATTACTTCCATGAGCGTGGTTGGAATAAAGTTAAATGGGGGAGAAAATAATGTTTGAATATTATGTAAAGAAAGTAACAAAGGTCGTTGATGGAGATACCATTGATGTCGATATTGATTTAGGGTTTGACATTTCTTTTAGTTCAAGAGTCAGACTGGCTGGAATTGATACACCTGAGTCTCGTACAGCAGACAAGGCTGAAAAGGCTTTAGGGCTGGAAGCAAAGGCTTATTTGAAGGCTGCCATTGAGAGTGCTAAGTCTGTAGTTATTAAGACAGAGAAGATGAACTCGTCTGAAAAGTTTGGTCGTATTCTTGGTTGGGTTTATCTTGATGGAGACACCGTTTCTATTAATGATAAGATGATCAATGATGGACATGCTTGGGGATACATGGGAGAAACAAAGGTCAAAGATTTTGACGCTTTGAAGAAGGCCAGAGCAAAGTCTGGAAAGTGATGACAGATTTTAAAATAAATGTAGTAGAAAATTTTATAACTTTAGAAGATGCCGACACACTTGTAAGTTATATAAAAAATAACTGTTTAGATAAAAACAAATTTTATGTACCCCTAAGACATAGAATTGAGAATAAGGTAAGGTATGAGTCACACATACCAGAACGAAACACATTCTCAGATCACTCAGAAGTACTACATTTATTAAAAAAATACTCTGATAAATTTTTACTAGAGTGTAATCTTTTTTTTAAAGATAGTGAAGAGATATACCTAGCATCACTTTTTATGCTAATGTTGGGACCAGAAAGCATTCTTACGGAGCATGCAGACAACCATAAGGGGGCAGAGCATTTATTTAGAAGCGGGATTATTTATTTAAATGAAGATTTTGATGGAGGATATTTAAATTTTCCACATAGAAATCTTACAATTAAGCCAAAAAGGTTAAGTCTTGTTATTTTTGAGTCTACAGAGGTACACAAGATCACTGAGGTTTTATCTGGTGTAAGAATGTCAATGCCTATTTGGGCAACGAACATAAAAGAAAAAGAAATATCCTATTAAGTTCAAAGAATGTCAAAGAGAGGTTGATTAAATAATGAGCGCAAAAAGCGAGGCATTGGTAGAGCATTTAATTATGCAAGGGGCTATTGAGATGGCTGGTATTGATGACAAGGGAGAGATGCTTTATTCTATTACCGATAAACTTGAAGTAGTTAGTCCAGAACTATATTCAGAACTAACCGAACAATATAAGCACCACATGTTTCAAATGATAAAACAAGGTCCTAAAGCCATGAACTGGAGACTAAGAGTTTAAACAAATAGCGTTTATCAATTTGTTTTACATTCTGCGAGAAAAGTGATACAATGGTTACTTGGGGGTATTTATGAACAACTTGTACGGAGCATTGGCTTTAACTGTTCCTTTATTATTAATAATAGGATATGTAGTATTCTTTAAAAATAAAACAGTTTATGAGCCTATGATGACTCAGGCTATGATTCATAATCAATACTCTAAGCAAAAAAAATATATTGAAAAAATAAACAAAAAAAGTCAATCAAAAATTCGTCAAGAAAAAGAAAATGTTAAAGTAATTATTGTTGAAGATACTGCTTATTGGATAAAGGACAATGCTTTTTATACAGCACCAATGGTAGATGACCTGATTAGCAAAGATTCTGCTGTACAAGTTGACACAAGCAACATGGATAGGGTACAATTAGACAAGATGTTGTTCATATTAGACAAACTAAGAGAAGGGATAAGCAATGATAGTAGGGGTGCAGGGAACGCCTAGTTTCAATAACTATAACATTTTTCTTAGAGCAATGGCAGTTGCCTTATCTGAACTAGAAGAAAGTGAAAAAGATTTTTACTTGTATACGGCTGGTCCAGGAAACATTAGCGCAATGGCATCTGAGTTTGTTAATCTTTCTGAAAGAGGAATGAAGTCTAGAGGAAAGACTATCAAGTTATTCAGAGTTACACCTGAATGGATTGAAGAAAACATAGACAGTTTTAATCATTTTGCTTTTGTTTCTAATCCAAAAGAGCAGGCTTCTCGAATAGTAAATTTATCAAGATCAAAAAACATCAACACAAACGTATATAACTTCTAAGGAGTACACACAATGGTATCAATCAGTTCTCTTGAACAAATGGAAGCAATTGTTTCCAAGAGCAGCAACCTTTCCTGGGATGGATGGGATGTTGTAGAGATGACAAGGTCAGATAAGGCCTTTACATCAAAGCAAGGAGCATTAAAAAATAATGCTTGGCACTTAAAAAAGATTTTTGTCGTTTCTAGAACTGGATGGGAAATACCTGACAAGTATGTAAGGTAGCATGAATAGGTATGAGTGGAAAGATGATGCTGCATGCTTGGACTATGACACAAATGTATTCTTTGACAAGTACGAAGAAGATGAACTTCTAAGACCTGCAGTAGACCTAATGTGTTCTAATTGTTCTGTAAGAAAAGAGTGCTTTTCTGTAGGAATATCTGGGAAAGAATGGGGAGTTTGGGGTGGTGTATACTTGGAAAATGGAGAAGTCTCTAAAGAGTTTTCTAGCCACAAGAGTAAGACTGACTGGGGAAAAACTTGGCAGTCGTTAACAATGGAGTAATATGTATACAGACCAAATGAGAAGAGCGTTCAGATCATTGCACTGCCCCAAGGGGTTTTCTTTACAGATCATTGACAATGATAGTTTCATTACTGTAAAAGCAAAAGAAAAAGACTTTATGTCTTTAGAAACAGTTGAACTTAAAAAGCAGGCTGTAGAGTATATGATCCGTGTTAAAAAAGCACTAGAAGATAATGGAGCGATTGTTCTATTAGTAAGAGAGGGTGGAAAAGAACTATGATTGAGTTAATTTTTATATGTATCTTGTCTTCTTTAACCTTGCTTTTCTTATCCCTATATGTTCTACAAAAAAGGGCTAACAAGGCTCTTATCGCTAAAACTTTAGAGGCTTTGTTGATGCAGCAATTAACCAGTAATATAAACAAAACAGACAAAGATCAGTCTAATGAGGATTTTTTGAAATTTGTTTCAGATTCTCGTGATTGGGCATACCAATATATAGAAGAGGTTCAAAAAGGATTAGATAATTTTATTACTGATATTGAGCCTGAGATATCCTACTTTGATGAATATGGGGTGGTCGGATCAGCCTACCCACACTACCACTCAATGAAGAAAATTTCAGGAGCATATAAAGAATTAAAGAAACTACTGCCAGAAGATTATGGTAGAATAGATACATGATTAAAAGTCCTTCAGAAAAAGATGAGATATATTTAGCAAATGTTGCAAAAATAGGAAACTCTACAGACAATATACAGTATATAGAAAAAGTTTTGTCCGAAGAAGAGCACACAAATCTTCTTAATTACGTAAAAAATGCCAGATCTTGGGAAAAGCAACCATGGGAAGCCATAACTATTGAATCAGAAAGTTTGCCTGAAGAAATTCTCACAACACTAAATAAAGTATTTCAACTTGTTTATAAAAAGTCTGTAGAACTTTATAATGTGGATATTAATCCTTTTCATAAGTCTGCAATACATCTGGTTAAGTTTGTAAAGGGTTTTTCTTTAGATCCTCATGTGGACACCCTTTCGTCTGAGGGTAATCATATTGCTTCAGTATATTATATTAACGACGACTATACTGGTGGAGAAATCAACTTCCCAGACCATAAGTTACAAATTAAACCAAAACCTAATAGTTTAATAATTTTCCCTGGAAATGAAAATTATTTGCACGAAGTGCTTGAAATTGTAGACAATGACAGATATAGTTCAGCCATGTGGTTTCAATTTACTGGCTCCAGTTTTAACAAAAAAGCAGAATGGTATAATTAATATATGACAAATAAAAACTTAGGAAACTCTGTAGACAATATAAAAATCACAGAAAATGTTTTATCTAAAGAAGAGCATAAGCAACTACTTGACTATGCTATTAATATAGATTCTTGGAATGTTCAGCCTTGGGGAGTTCAAACATTTTCACCAGAAAAAATGCCAAAAGAAATTTCTAAAATTCTGGATAAGGTTTTTATGCTTGCTTATCAAAAATGTATAGACTCCTACAATGTAGAACTTTATTCTTTTGAAAATGAAAGAACGCCTTTAGTTAAATTTGAAAAAAATTATAAAATGAACGAGCATGCAGATACCGCAGGAGATTTTGCAGTTATATACTATCTTAACGATGATTATGATGGAGGAGAAATAAACTTTATGGATCATAACCTAAAGATTAAGCCAAAGTCTAACAGTTTTATTACCTTCCCTAGCAATTCAGACTACTGGCATGAGGTGCTTGAAAATACTTTAAAAGAAAGGTATTCTGCTACTCAATGGTTTAAGTATGCTGGATCCAGTGTGCAAAGACCAGCACTAGGTTTAGTCAGATGATAACTTTTAAGTCATACGAAGATCTAGAGCACATTGCTTTTTATTATTGTCATGTGCTAGATTGTAAACTTGAAGCAGAAAAATTATATGCAACCGAAACACAGATTAGAGATGTCTGTATAAATCATTATACAGAACTAACAAAGTAATATCCTAGGAGGAAAAAATGAACGAACAAATCAAAGCAGTACTAGCGTCATATGGAAGATCAGTTCTTGGTGCAGCAACAGCGTTGTATGCATCTGGAGTAACAGATCCACAGACACTTGCATACTCATTACTTGGTGCGCTTGTACCAGTTGTATTGAGAGCAGCCAACCCTTCAGACACAGCATTCGGAAGAATGCCTTCAGTTGAAGAGGTTGATAAGGCAGTTAAGTCTGCAAAGGTTGTTAAGAAGACCGCAAAGAAGGCTCCTGTAAAGAAGTCATCAGGTGGCGGAAGAACAAATAGCCAAGTAAAGTAATTTTGCTATAGACTAGCAGGCTTGTTATTTAGCAGGCCTGCTTTTCTATTTCATTACGAGTTTCTTTTAATATATATATCATGAAACCCAAGATTATGCAAAACTAATGCATCAACAGACCAGTTTGTATTAAAGTGTAAAAATTCATTTACGCTTTGGTATATACCGACATGGCCTTCATACATTAGACTATCATAATTTATATAAGAGGTTAATCCTATAACCCCACCAACATTAACTAATTTTGCTGAATCTGATATTAGTTTTCTTGTCATAAGTCTTTCTCTTCCGATGTCTAAAAGTATAAGGTCATACCTTTTATTTAAAATAGGAAGCACATCTATCGCATCTCCCTTTATAGTATTTACATTGGGGTAGTGAGAAAATTTATTTTTTATATGTTCTTCGTGAGTTATTGACTTATCTTCTGGAGCGTTGCCACCTGGGTGTAAAACTCCAGGAGCGTTATTGTACCAATCTAAAAGATCTGCACTTGTAGCATTTGTCTGGCCTATAAAAATATCAGCAGAGTTACCCCATCCAACACCAACTTCTAAATATACTATATTTTTATTTAAAGTTTTTGCGTATTCATATTTTGAAGTAAAGATTCTCGCATTATTTAGTTGATTTTGAGATATAGGTCTTGCTATTTCTATTTCATTATACCCATATTCTTTTTCTTCATGATACTCTAATGGACCCTTTATAACTTTGTGACTATTCATATTTTAATTATACCATATGGGGATATGCTATAATTTAAGTATGACCAAAATAACAAAGAATGACCTAATATTGGCAACAGAACAAAAAAGAATTCATGTATCAAGAAATTTTCTTACAAAGACTCCTTCTTGGTCAGACATATCAGATATATATGATTTAGATAAAAAGGTAGTGCATATGTCTTTTGGATCATTTCAGGCACAAGAAAAAGAAATTATATTCTATTATTACAAAGATATACTCCATAGAATCAATGAAGTTTATAAAGGGTACTTTCTTTTTGGTATGGTAATAGTGCATTTTATAAATAGAAATAATAATATTATTGGTGATCCCGATTGTTTAAGTTTGTTTAACAGGTTTCGTGAAAACAACCCTAAAAAAATTCCAGATAATATTACTATTAAAGATCATGGGATAGATGGAGATTTTTGGAATCCTAAAGTACACTTTGATAGAGAAAACAGGTTCTTTGTACAAGGTGGTGGACAAAGCCTATGGAGACTTTTTGATGATTCAGAAAATTTGATTGATGCAATTATCTTAAACCCAGGTGACCTAGCATATATTCCAAAAGGTGTAAGGCACAGTGTTGAGTCTGTAGGTCCAAGACACTCAATAAGTATAGCCTTTTCTGATGAACCTGTGCTATAATATTAATACCTGCCCAAATGGGGGGTAAATTAACTTATTCGCTTGAAAGGGGAATAACATGGTAAAAACAGCACTGGATCTTTTTAATGATCCTTTTTTCAACACCTTCTCAAATTTTCAGAAGGTAACAACAACAACAAACTATCCACCTTATAACCAGATTAAACTAAATGATAAAGAATATATTCTTTCATTTGCTTTGGCTGGATTCTCTAAGGATGATGTCTCAGTATCGCTAGACAATCGCAAACTTACAATCAAGGGCGAAAAGCAGGATGCTGAGTTACCAGAGGGTGCAGAGTATCTACACAAGGGAATTGCTGCTCGCAAGTTTACAGATATCTTTACCCTTCCTGAGTTCGTTGAAGTTATTGGGGCTGAATTTAAAGATGGTATCTTAGATGTCAAACTTGAAAAGCAGATCCCAGAAGACAAACTTCCAAAGACTATTGAAATTCAGTAGTATAATGGATAACATTCCGTCATGATACATGCAGTTGCTTTTAGCAACCTTATTGCTGAGTACGGATAAGCCAGGGTCGCACCCTGGGAGACCTGAGCAAGTCTATAAACTGCTCCATTGACATGCTACAATATAATTGTCCCACACAGGACCTTAGTGATGGATTAGTTACCCATTGGATAGAGACCGTGGCGCAAGTCAGGTGAATTGCCTGTGTGGGACCTAATATTTTGCGGTATAATAATAACAATGACTGACAAAGAGTTAGACCATTATAATAAGCAGCAGTATAAGAAGATGCTTGCTAAGATAAAAGAGGATTCTGGCTGTGTGGACTGTGGTGTTGGTAACCACATAATCCTAGACTTTGATCACATAAGAGATAAGAAGTACAATATATCCAGAATGATACACGATGGTTTTTCATGGAAGGCTATTAAAAAAGAGATTGAAAAGTGTGAGGTGGTTTGTGCTAACTGCCACAGGATAAGGACACATTATCGTTTAAATGGCTAAGAGTATGCTATAATTTTTACATGACACTAATTACAAAAGAAGACCTGATCTCTGCTACGAAACAAAGAAGACTGCATGTTGTAGAAAATTTTTATAAAGATTTTCCTTCCTGGAAAGATATAGATGGTTTTTATGATAGTGCAAAAGAAACTGGAACTATAGACTATAACTCTTTTGGCACTATGGTTATTGAAAAGGATACAAGAGTTTTAGAATATTACAAAAAAGCAGTAGCAGATATTTCTTTGTATCATAATGGACATGTAATTTTTTCAATGATGATCATTCATTTCATAAATAGAAACAGGAATACGATGGCAGATAAGAATCTAGCCAACCTTTTTTCAAAATTTGTTAAAGATAATTCTAAAAAGATTCCAAAAGAACTTACAGTTCATGATTATGGGGTGGACGGATGGCCAACTGAGTCTTGGGATCCTGAAGTTCACTCAGACCAGCAAGACAGATTTTTTATTCAGGGTAGCGGACAAAGTCTGTGGAAAATTTTTCATGAAAATAAAGATTTAAACTATGAAGTATTATTAAGTGAAGGAGATGCAGCCTATATACCAAAAGGGGTTGTCCATAGTGTTGAGTCCATGTGCCCAAGACATTCTGTAAGCATAGCCTTTTCTGACGACCCAGAGATTGCCCAGGCTTAGTTTTAAGGCATGCTATAATAGTTATATGCTAAAAGAAGGCGACTTTGTCATGGGATCAACCTCTGAGGGGGTTGTACATGGTGTTATAGAGCACATCATGAACGAAGGTGGGATACTTGGTACCCCTGGATCAGAATATTCCTTAGTCTCAATGCCACCAGAAAATCCAGCAATGTCAGTCAGAATACATAAAGAAGAAAACGGTACATGGAAGCCAACAGCATACAGTATTGGCATGATGTACAAGGATGCTGAAAAAGCAGATATGGATAATCACACAATGGATTCAGAAACAGCAATGGCAATGTACGATTCACAGATGGGCAAGTCGTACAAGGAAGAAGAAGAAAAGATTAAAAAAGAATATGAGGGTTGTGGCTGTCCAATGTGTAAAGAACTAAATGTTGCATGCGAAGAATGCCCACAGTGTCAGGCTGGAGAAATGAAATCAGATTGTTGTGCTAATGTAAACAAGCAAGCACCTTGCTGGGATGGTTATGTACAGCGTGGTATGAAGCCAGGTGCAAATGGTAGACCAGTTCCTAATTGTGTGCCTGATGCAAAAGCAGATGATCTATTTGAAGATGATGACACAGTTGAATATGAAACAGATTCAGTATCAAAGGCTGAAGGCTACTCACCACCAGCAGGAGCAAGATCTGCTGCTCGTAGAGCAATTAAGTTTAAAGAAGATGGTAAAGCAACTGGTGCAGGAACTGCAGTTGGTTGGACTCGTGCAGGGCAGTTAGCAAGAGGAGAAACTATTTCTCTTAGTACTGTCAAGAGAATGTATTCATACTTCTCACGCCATGAGGTAGATAAGAAGGGCAAGGACTGGGGTAACTCAGCAAATCCTTCTAACGGTTACATCATGTGGTTAGCATGGGGTGGAGACGCAGGTTTCTCGTGGTCGAGAGGAATCGTTAATCGTGAAAAAGATAAGGCTTTGTTTGCTGATTTTGGCAAGGACTACACAAAGGTACAAACAGAAAGACACTCACTATAATGCCAAAGAAAAAAGCAACAGCGTTTAATCCTATTCAGATTAAAGATGGATGGATTGTTAGACTGTATAAAGATGGTAGAGTTAAGTCTAAGATAGCACCATACGAACCAAAGAATCCTAAAAAGTAGAGTACCCCTTAAATAATTCTGCTACGTGGTGTTGAAAATGAATTCCAGGATGTGGTGAGAAATTAAGTATTTTATCATAACTATAAACAACATCAGAACCTTGTTCCCAAGAAGGATGATCAACAAGTTTAGAATTATGTGATAAATTACAAAAACTAGTTGGAAATTTGCCATCGTCTGTGTGATAGTTATCAAACTCATCATCAGCAAACTTTATATAATTTTTTAGTTTAAAATTAGGAATTTTAACTAAAACATCCATTAACGCAGAACTTGCATTGTCCCATGTTGACCAATAAAAGTCTATTCCATGTGAATAACAAAAATTTTGTATTAGTGATATTGATTCAATAGAGTCAGATATCAACTGATGTGGTGAAAAAACATTTTCCATGTAAGGTAAACTTTTTTCTTTTGAATTAAAAAAAAGAGAATAATTTTGTTTTTTAAAAAACATTTCTTTTCTAGTACGATTATAAACGATCAAAGGTTTAAAAGAAATCTGCCGATCCCTTTCTTCTTGTTTCCTTGGATCTATACTTTTGGTGTTATAATAAAAATCTGCATCTGATATTAAACTAGTTCTAAAAAATGGAGGAAATAGCGCAAAAATAGTTTTTGGTTTATTATATTTTGAAACATATTTAACTATTAATTCAGATGCTTGTCTTATTGTAATACCAGGAACCCCTAAATTCAAAACATCTTGGTTTATTTCTGAACTTAAAATACTTGGCCAAGTTCCGCTTTCTGGCACCCCAACACCAAAGGTGTAAGAACATCCTACAGCAATAATTTTAGCATCTTTTTTTAAGTTACCACGAAATCCCAACTCATTAATTGTATAATCATTGACTTCGTCGACTTGATTTACAGGACTATAAAATCCTTTAAGATCAAATGGGTTGTCCTGGTTTGGTAAAAAACAAGAGAGTTGTTGTGTGTCTGTAAAATTATTAAGTATGTAATTACTTTTTTGATAATTTTCATAAACATTTAAAATATTTTTATTCGATAAATCCATTTTATAATTATATCATCTTGTTGTGTACCCCTGGCAAGAATCGAACTTGCGACGCATGGCTTAGAAGTCCATCGTTCTGTCCACTGAACTACAGAGGTATGGAGCGAGTGACCAGAATCGAACTGGCACTACCAACTTGGAAGGATGGTGCACTACCATTATGCAACACTCGCTTTGTACACCAGGTAGGACTTGAACCTACGAATAGCCGAATTATGAGTTCGGTGCCTTAACCAACTTGGCTACTGGTGCTAGTCCTTATGATATGAGTATGCCAAAAAGTGTTCCTATGACAAAGGAGCCAAGGGCAACGGTTGAGTAGTAATATCTCTTCATATGCTCTTTGATAATGTAACGCTTTAGATCTTTTGATATTTCTTTTAAGTCGTCAGGATAAACCATCGAACACAACCTTTCTATCGATTAATTACTGATAAGGCCCCAGAGATTATCTGCTGTCTAATAAATTCTTGCCTGCGTTCAAACTTTGACAGATGCGTCTTGTCTTGTATTCTTTTCTTATTTTTATTTGCTCTTTTGATCTTGTGTTGAGATACTTTATTGTTTGATTTTTTCATTTTGATCCCTGATCTTCTGCTACATTGTCACATGGACAAATAATTGATTCTGGAAGTTCGTGCACTCTTGTTATGATCGTAATCATTGTTTCACAAGAAGAACACTTGTAAATCTTTTTTACTCTTTTATTCATAGTCTAATCATACCATTCTCTGTGGTGGAAGTCAATTCTTATTACCGTCCCAAGTTCCTATTTTTTTTGTAGGAATGTCGTGGTCTTCCCACAACCTTATCACATTAGGATTATCATCAACAGCATAGGTAACATCCCATAGTTTATTTATATTATCAAGCATGTCTTTCTTTGCTTCGTAATCTGGTCTATTGTCATCGTCTGCCCTCATAAACAACCCATGAGATCTAATGTTATTCTTAGCAAGCCACATAGACGTCAGCCCACGATACTTTTCTTTACGAGATGTGACAACCAGGATAGAGTGTCCATCACTAACAGAATTATTTAGCATCTCAACAACCTCTACATTTGGCAGGGCATCTATAGAAGCCTCATGAAAGGCGTTGTAGTCCCTATTAGAGCCACGAACATAGTGCAGGTATGGATCTACATTGGCTAGGGTTCCATCTACATCATATATGTGTGCTGTTGGTTTCATTTTTTAAGTATACCTTAGATTTTTAGATTTGTCAAATAAAGGTTTGTTGATTTTATTTATCTTTATCATTATATAAATTGTAAAAAAAATCTGCAATGTGCTCTTGAATGTGTATCCCTGGGTGAGTATTTTTAAATGTTTTTTCTCCATTTATAAAAGCATAATCAGAACCTATATTCCAAGATGGATGATTTTTAAACTCGTGTTCATGGGTATGAGGACTACAAACAGAGTCTACTAGTTCACCAAGGCCCTTATTATAATATAGGCTAGGAGAGTATAAAGATGTAAAATTTTTTAATTTAAAATTTTCCATTTTGCTTAATTCGTCTAAAATATAAGAACTTGGTGAGTGCCAAGTTGTCCAATATAGTTTTATGTTGTTTGATAAACAAAATGATTCTAAAATATAGATAAGGTTTAAGGAATTTAGAATTAATTGATGTGGAGAAGTATAATCTTCTATATATTTTTGATTTTCTACTTCCATAAAAAATGATCTATTATCTTTAACTATAGTTGGGTTAGAGTATATATATTCTAGGCTATCTCTTGTTCCCATGTCTCCTCTATTGACTTTTGATTTATAAAATTCTTTATCTACTACAACCATACTTCTAAAAAAATCTGGCATTAAACAAAAAATTTCTTTTGGCATTTTGTTGGTCATACAATATTGAATAATATTAGTACAAATGCTTTCTACTGAGGCTCCAGGACTGCCCAAGTTTGTGACACTTTTGTTAATTTTTTTTCCTAGTAATTCTGTCCACATTCCGAATTCTGGAACACCAAGACCAAAGGTTATGGAGCAACCAGATGCAAAGATTTCTGAATCTTCATCAATCTTTCCTCTGCAACCAATAGAATTTGTTTCATATGTATTGACTTCATCAATTGTTTCCACAACATTGTCTTTAAAATTACGCTGAGAACTCACAATATCTTTACGAAATGGCTTATGCAGCCCAACCTCTTTTGTATTTGAAAAAAACTTTTTTAAATACCAACTGTTTTCGTAATTTGATTTATAAAAACTTAAAATATCTCTTGTTAAAAATTTCATAATTAATTATATCATAAAAAGAAAAATTTGGTATAAGTCCTTGTCAGTCTTGATTTACCTTGTATGTCATAATAAAATAGCATGCCACATAGCCAGCAATAAATGCTGGGACTAAAAAAAATAAACTAATCATTCGAAATCCACCTGCCTCTCAAAAATAGTAGTCATATAATTATCTTCTCCCCTTGCAATCTTTGCTGCCTCTATACGCATACCTAAAGCATTTGTAACTGATGGTTCAATAGGTATGGCCTCTATAGCCCTTGCAATTTCTTCTCGCAAGATCATATCGTCTATACTCATTCTTTATCCTCCCAATATGCTTTCCCAAACTCATCATAGTCATCCCAGCCAGAGTCAGACATGTCAATCTTAATCTTATCTAACTCTTCTTTCCAAGACTTCATATCTATGGTGTAATAAGTTCCCCACCACTCGTAAGGCTTATTAAGGTACTTCCACATAAATGCGTGGTATTTATAGAGAAAACCATACTCTTCATCTTCATCCATATTAACACACTTAACAATATGGTTGCCAGCAAACTCTCCACATATATTTCCTATCCATCGTAATGGAAGTATTTTAGTTCTTTCTGTCTTGGTTGAATGATTTATCATCTTTTTCCCACACCTTCTTTCCATCCTTATAAACTGGCCAATAGCCCAATGCTCTCCAGTCCATCTTCGTAATCTTAGGCTCTCTTGGCATTTACACACCAGACCTTTCCATCCGACATTGTTTGGTGAGAATTCCAAAACCATTCTGATTCTTTAGATAGTCCACAGACATTGCATGTCATTGTCTATGCCGTTTCTTATTTCCAAACCTAGACTTAACTTCAGCCTTAGCCTGATTTACAATGGCGTTCGTAATGTCTTCAACACTAAACTCTTGATCGAAGTTTTGTTCAGTATCCATTAAGGCACTCGTTTCTTGTGTGGTATAGGCGTATCTTAGTTAAAATTTTGCGGGATGGAGCAAACAACTCTTCCTTACAACATCCACACTTCATATACCATTCTTTAGAAAAGAAATCATACACAGCACCCTTAGCGTTAGCATACTTCTTGGCGACAAAGGTTTGAAATGGATCGGGTATATCGTAATGTCTAGGCATCTCGTCTCCAGTGTAGGTAAGATCTAATATAAACAGCACCGTAGGCTACTGCTGCAAAGATAAACCCGTATTGGTCTGTTACTAAAGCATAGGCTATCCACAAGCACTCATTGAACAATAGTACGAACCATCCCCATAGAGTCTTGCGACCTACAAAGTAAATACCAGATACGCCAATGCAGGCAAGCACCCAGTGTGCGTAATCAGCAATCCATTGAATCATATATTTAGTATATCCTAAACTGAGCAAAAAGTCAAACTATTGTATTATTTTGACTATATCGGCTATAAAAAAAATCTGCCACATGCTGATGAAAATGAATTCCTGGGTGATATTCTTTTGGCGCTTTTTTATAATTTATAACAGAATAGTCAGATCCTTTTGACCAGCACAAATGATCCTTAAATTCAGATTCGTGAAATAAATCACAATGTTTCTCTATATTATCTCTAAAACTATCTGATTTGCTAAACATTATAAAAGGTAAAAAATTTTTTAATTTGAAGTCTTTTAACTTTACTAATTCTTCCATAATTAAAGAACTCGGCCTATGCCAAGTTGTCCAATATAATTTTATATTATTTGATAAACAAAATGATTCTAAGATATAAATATCATCTATAGCATCTAAAATTAATTGGTGTGGGGAAGTCGAGTCTTCTATATATTTTTGATCTTTTATTTGCATAAAAATATGATTTTCATAATACATAAGGCTAGGACTACAGTAGGTTAGTTCTAAAATCTCAGACTCTTTAAGGTCTCCTCTATTGACTTTTGATTTATAAAATTCTTTATCTACTACAACCATACTTCTAAAAAAATCTGGCATTAAACAAAAAATTTCTTTTGGCATTTTGTTATTCATACAATATCGAATAGTATTATGACAAATAGTTCGTACGGATGCTCCAGGGTTTCCTAGATTCATAACATTCTTATTGATTTTATCATTTAAAATGTTCGTCCATCTTCCATTTTCTGGAACACCAATACCAAAAGTTATAGAGCAACCAGAGGCTAAAAAATCTGCATCTTTATAAACTTCTCCACGAAGACCAATTTCATTGATTTCATATGTGTTGTCCTCATCAACTGTAGATATAAAAGCATTTTCGTTTGATTTATTATCAACAACTCCCACCTGATATGAATCATATCGTCCCACATGGCCCGTACCTGTAAAATATTTATTTAGGTATCTACTATTTTTGCTGTTATTTTTATAAAAATGTAGAATGTCTTCTGTTAAATACATCTTAGAACTCTGTCACAGATCAATTCTTTTTGATAATAGTTTTGTATATGGACCATAACAATCCTCTATATCATTTATATCAAAATGCTTTTCATTATACTTTTGAGAGATTTTGCTTGATCTTAAATATGTGTTTTCTTTATTGTCTTCTGTTATAGGCACAGGGATGTCTAATGGATCTATATCAAAGTTAAGATCACTGCAAATCCTTGATAATACTTTCTCTGGAAATTCTACCAGATCTTCATACTTAATAACAATGTCTGCATTTTTATATAAAAAGTTACACATATCCCGATACTCGTTATTGTATCTTTTGCTATAATCTTCATCTGGGTGATAATGCTTTCTCATGGTCACATGAGAGTGAATAGATTCAAAAGGATCTCGTACAACAGTTATAATAAACCTATCAGGCTTCTCTGGAATATGAAAATATTTTATATCTTTCCTACAGTTATTTAGTAGCAAATTTGACAGGTAGTTTGCCCCAGATCTAGGATATGTAACAATTACTATATTTGACATATTATGATATAAGACCCATAGAGAGATGATCTAAACAAACATCTGCAACAATATAGTCAGAGTGATCTACAACTATGTCGTAATGAGTTGCATCTTTATTGCAAAAAAAACACTTAGATTTTTCCATTTAATAATTATACCATTAAACAAAATCAAACCATATTGGCATAATGTATCTTGAGCCATTTGCTGGGCCAACATGGTACCAATAATGAGGATTCCCAGGGAATAGAATTAGATCACCAGCCTTTGGCTTAAGGGATAGTCCTTGATTAAAAAATGACAAACCACCACCATCGTAGTCATCATTCAAATAAACCCATCCTGCTAAATGGTTTGAGTCTTTATGACCCATATCATCTATTGGAATAGTTTGACTATTATTATGAACCCATTGAGCAAAACGAGAATTTCTTGGTTTTAGTTTTACATTAAATTCTTTTTCTACGATAGACTGAATACCAGGGATATATCTTTCTGAATACCTGAGTGAATCGTAATATAATAAAGACAGTGTAGGATTTCCAGAATCGTCTGGTTGCAAGGGACGATTATTACTTGTCTCTGTATTATTTATAAGTCCTATAATATGGTCACATTCTTCTTTGCTTAAATAATTATTAAATACTTTTACATTTCTAGGATCACTTCCGATATTATTAAAGTTTTGTACCGTTAGGTCAGAGTAACCTATTACATTTCCTTCAGGCACTACAATATCATTAAAGTTTTTTACCATATCTAGCAACTTGCTAATATCTTCTTGATCAGTATGAATCATAAAGTCATAAATGCCAAACTTCTCAGACAGGTTTCTTATTTGTGCAACAACATCGACTAACTTTCCTTTTATTAAGTGGTTTTGTTGTCTAACTGGTGCATTCTTGTCATACTTAACATGCTTTTCATCGTCTGGATGGGTAGTAATAAGTGGGTCAATAATGACTATTGGCTTTACCTTATCCAGATCAATCTTTTTAAACTGGTCCTTAAACAATAGGTTGTCATCAACATATATATATTCGCAATGTTTGTTTGCTATACCAATTGTTGTATCTGAAGAGCCAACAACTGCCATGTGGGTTTTGTGCTCATGGGCACTCATTAAATTCATAAATTTGTCCATCCAAACTGCAGAGATGGCAACCCTTTTTGCAAGAGTGTCAATAAGTGAAGGGTCGTGCATATAGTGGTCTATAACTATCTTCTCAGACTTGTCGTTTCCTTCATCACCCCATCTTCCAGAAACTAGGTTTACGCCAATTCTTCCAGGTGCAAACTTATTTAACGTGTCAACAATCTTAGCAGCATAGTCAGGACTTGTTCCATATGCTGGCAGGGCAATTGTCATAATCAGTTGATTTGTTTTTTGTAATGCTTCTTGTATAACTAATGAAAAATCAATACCTCCTGGGCCATAGGGAAGTAAAACAGATTTAACGTTAGCACCATCTAGTTCTTGTGCCATAGAAAGAATTCCCTTAAGGTCTAGGTTCTCAATGCTATCGTTTATCTGCCAGTGTCTTCTCCACATCCAGTGAAATGTTATAGGCTTATTGGTATTATCCATTTTTTATTACTCTTCCCTTTGTTTTAAACCAAGAACCTATCTTAGCCTTTGCAACTTTGCTTCTTAAAAGTTCTCCAAATGTTTCATGAGATACGTCTGATCCAAGATATTCTTGTCCTGTTTCAAGGTCAATCAACTTCCACTTACCTGGTGCTTTTGTATGCAAAATTAAATCAATTGGATAATCGTAATCATTGACCTCAGAACCATCTAGAAGTTTTCTTTTTTTCATGTCATCTGTCATTTTAAACTACCGTAAACCAAATAGGCAGAGTGTATCTATCACCAGATAAAACCTCTTTAACTTCATGAGCGTAGTGCATATTCCCAGGGAATACGACTAAGTCACCAGTCTTTGGCTTAATACAAACATCATGTGTTTCAAACTTAATCTCTCCACCCTCATAGTTATCATTTAAATAAATAATAATTGGTAAGTGGTTTTCTGTTACATATCCAAGGTCATCCACATGTGTGTTTAAGTAAGATCCAGTCTCCCAGTGAACAACGCCCAAGAATTCTTCTTTTTCTGCTATCTCAATATCTTCTAAGTTGTATGCTTTTTTTATTTCATCTTTAACTCTGCCTATAAGATTGGACTTATCTGGCAGACCATCATACTTACGCATGTAGGTTAATGGCTCTCCATTAGGACCTTTTTGAGAAACAAAACGGTGAGAGTGTCTATCTTCTAGACCATCCATAAGATAAGATATTTCTTCTTGTGTTAAAAAATTAGGAATAGTTATAATGTTTTCTGCAGAGTTTCCTAATTTATTTAAAAATTTGTGATATGACTCAGTTCTTTCGATTGAGTCAGGATTATTTCCTACTGGCTTGTTGTTGATGGCATATGACATATAACTATTATACCATCAATCAGATATGCAGATATTACAGACAAATGGTTCGTCGCTTGTCTGAGGGTATAGTTCGTCGCATTGAGTACAGGCTATCCTGTAGGCCATAAATTTGCTATATGATGAATCCAGTTTATTCACGGATATATTTTATCATATACTCTTTAAAGTTCGGCGCAAAATAGAAGTTCTACACCTCCCTATGCCCTATACGGGCACTATGGTTTACAATCCTTCATATGCTTGTATAGACTTTCGTGAGCAAAACCTTTTCTAAAATCCCACTCTTTCTTGCAGACAGGACAGACTATAGTTCTACTCATCTATCCCCTTTTCCCAGATTAATCCACATTTAGTACACATAATTCCTGGCTCTCGCATATACCAGGTATGGCTACATTTTTCCATTTACTTCCAAACAAATGTTAGGATTGTTTCAGCAAACTCTGGATGATTCTTAGCCAACTTATTAAGTTCGGCATTATACTTTCTTTTGCTTCCATAGTTTCTGGCTCGCTCAAGATTTTTAAGTATGCTGGCTGCCTCTGGACCAAGGTTGACTTTTTCTGGTTTTACAAATGATCTTTGGGCTAAAGCCCCTGCTCTAGATGACTTCATATCTAAATCATATCAGAAATTGCGGGGGAAGTCAAGTATAATAGACTAATGACCCTATTATATATACTATACAGTCCTGTGTATAAGGCTGTCAAAATAGGTATATCAGATGTAAGCGGAAGAAGGTTTGCAAGCCATAGGACCAAAGGTTGGATATTGATTAAGTATTGGTGGTTTTCCGAACGGGATAAAGCAAGATCAGTAGAAACCCTAGTAGTAAGAACACTCACCAATAAGCATGGACACTATCTAACTAAGGCAGATATGCCACAAGGGGGTTATACGGAGACATTTGATGCATCTAAGATAACTCGAAGAGGTTTGATCCATATGGTCAATAGGGCTATAAAGGAGTGTTCGTAATCTTTATTTGCCGTGGTTTTATCCACCCATACGGATTTGTTGTAGATAGGCCATATAGTTTAGAAAGATGAATAGGCCAAGCATCATAATGAGAAAAGGTTTCATGGTTTAATTATAGCAGTTAGATAGCCTTAGTCAAGAACTTATGGTAAATCTGATATGTCCTTGTAAGGTCTTGTTGTTCGACTATTTTTCTTATTCTGTCGTACTCTTTGAAATTTTTACTAGATGCTAAATAATTCCTATGTGGCATGTCTGTGACATTGCTCTTGTATCTGGGTTCAATTATCTCAAGTGACATTTTTTCTGCTATCTTTGTTATTGTTTCAAGTGGTGAATCTGTCAAAGACTCATACTTTACTATAATATCAAATCTGTCAACGAGGGCTATATCATTTTGACCAAACCAGTCACCAAAGCAGTACTTCTCTGGTTCGGCTAGAAACCTCTCAAGACTTCCCTCATAGTATAGAGCGTCCATAGCCACATAAGAGGATATAAAGTCTACTGGGTCTCTTACTATCGTTATCATTTTGTTATCTTGTAGATGATGATATTTCTTGACATATACCCCTGTGTGCTGCTCAATTCTATCTTGAAGATAGTGAGAGCCTGTCCTAGGAACTGTTACCAGAGAATACTCTGAAGTTGGATTCTTAACCTTTGTGTTTGGCTTATATTCCATATGTCTATAATAGCATATCCTGTGCTATACTTTTTATGTGAAAATCTTTGACAATGGGCTAAGTAAAGAGTTATGTTCAGATATATTTGATTGGGCTACATCCTACTATTATGGAGTCAAGGATTTACATCCCCTTGGATTTCCAAACCCTATCACCACAAAGACCAATGCCTCTTGGGATCCTCAAATTGTCAAAGACAGTTCTCCAGTGATAATCTATTTTCCACCTGATGAGATTATTCAAAAAATAAAAGAAGAGTTTATAGAGTTAAATGTTGCTAGTGCAGATGAGGCTTTGCAGATAATGGTTTACTTATGGACTCCAGGATCATACATACCATTGCATAGTGATGGCTTTGCTCAAACAGATAGGAAGGTGTTTACATCTTATGTTAACCCTCAATGGTCACTTGAGGATGGTGGAACCTTTAACTATTTGGATAAGGATGCCAAAGAGTGGAAAGTGTTAGTTCCTTCTCAGGGATTGTTAGTCTATAACGACAATAATGAACAACACTATACAACCCCTGTGAACAAGGGAAGGCTTCGGATCTCCCTTCAAATATTTACAAGAACATAGTTATCCACAGGTTCTTAGCCTTTACTTAATGAGTTATCCACAAGTTATCCACAGATTAATCTTACTGATTATATTATTAGACAGTCTAGAAGTGGAGTAAAGTGGAGGATAGTGGAGTATAGAGCCCTTTTATAGATGGCGTCGTAATCTCACTGGGGCCAAACCTCACATCTCCAAACCTTCAAACCTCATACCACATATGCTCGATATTGTCAAACCTCATATCCCATTGTAAGGTTTGGGCATTATACATGCAAAACCTTGGTTTGTCAAGTCCTTGTATGCATGATTTTGCCCATAAAAAATCTCCCAAAACCAGGGAGAAATTTGCCACAATCGTAATCTTATTTTGAAAAACCTTTATCAAATATTTAAGAAACCAGGATAAAAGGTTTGTTATTCTATAGGGGTTATTTGTTATGGGGTTTGGTCTTGATCCCCTGGGATTTCGCCATCGGCGAAGGTGCCACTAACAGGATTATCAGTCATCGTTTGATTATAAACATTGCCCAATTGCTTGCCAATCTGATTTGCGTTTAGTCCCTCCAAAAAATCGGGGGTAAATGAAAAGAAAGGAGACAAACCAATTTTATGGGTAATAGATACAAAACCATTCCACATAGAATCGGAGAATGCTTGATATCCTTTAGGATCATTCTTAGCATATGCAGCAAAGTGTCTTGGGGTCATAGATATATTATACACCTGATATGAAGGTTTGACATATAAAGGTTTGTATGGTATAAGCCAGGTTTGGGGAAAAGATTTGCTTCATCGTAATATGTCCAGGTTTGGGGAAAAATTTTTGATCGTTCGTAATGATGTTTTGAAAAACCTAGATGTCTGGTTTGTCCGATATGTCTGGTGGGCGCCCCCGCAGGGGCCAGATTACTCTAGCGTGTTTTTCTTTTGGTATGCTAGTTCTAGAACTGTGTCTAGGTTAATGGTAGGCAATAGGTCTACCTCTTGCTCTGTAACATCAATTAGTTTAAACAACATCTGAATGGTTTCATCAACATAGTCCTCACCTAGTGGTGTTAGAGCAGGTACCAAACCTTCTGCCACTACATAGGACAATGGCAAACCAATGTCGTTGTATTCCATAAATACGGAGAAGTTGTCATCCTCTCGATAGTCAATCCATAGTTGACCTAACATGCCTGTCTTATCTGCGTAGTCCATTTGCGGGTCCTTTCATCTCTAACATAAGTTTATCATACTCTTCCATAGATGTCAAACTCAAAACCTCTAGTCTGTGGTAGTTAATCAAGGGTAGGTTTCTTACCATGTAGTATCCTACTCTTTCTAAGTCTACCGCAAAATCTTGGGTAAGGAGTCTGCCTAACTGCTCTGCCATACGGGTTTCTTTATTGTGCGTTGGTTTTCGTACTGAATAAGCCATAGGTATCTCCTCTGTTCTATTGTATCAAAAAGTAGGGGGAAGGGCAAGCCCCACGCCAGCCCCTCCCACCTTATTAATCTAGGGGACCCACTCCCTAGATCTGCTCAACTAAAACTTTAGGAATGTAGGCATTGATAAACATTTGCCAGTCAACCTGTAGTTCCTTGCCTGCCTCATAGATAGTTTCCTTGGCAACATCGATAACTACCGTCGTCTCACCTAGTTCAAAGTTGGTGCCCTTGATAGCATAAATTCCAAACCCTGTCTCTTCAAGCACGGAGTCTTGGATAAGATAACTAATCATCATACGGTTGAAGTAGGCATAGTCTTTCCACCTAGGCTTTGAATGCTGCAGGGCCATTGCTAGGTCCCGTTGCCATTCTGTCTCACCCCAGTGGCTATATAGAACTACGTGTGCTTCATCCTCGACGTCTTTAAATACAAAGTTAATACGTGCTCCCATTAGTTTTCTTCCTTCCAGGATACAATTGATAGTTGGCTTAATATTTCATTGCAGAGGTCCTCTTCATTATCTGATTCAGCCTCGTATCTAAATGTCATGTAATCACCAGTGGGTTCAAAGATGATTTCTACTTTGTATTCGTTCATTTGTTTGCTCCGATTCCTTTTGATGCTAGGTAGGTTTTCCAATTTTTACTAGTGATGTCAAACTCATCAGGAGTACGACACTCAGGACAAATGCCAAGTGCTATGTAGCCAGCATTTTCTATAAACCATAAGTTGTCGCTATCGTAACTATCTGAACATCGTGGGCATACATATTCGGTCATACATTTATTCCTTCGCATAGTGGGTCGTGGGGTAGTTCTTCATCAAGTATATCACCACAGAAATCACATGTCAAGTCAGGCTCAGCCACCTGTATCTGAATGGTCAGACCATCAGGGCACGGTACCTCAGTGACAAAGTATCCTAATCTATTTACAAATCCCCAGCCATTCCAGATATAGAGGCCTCCATCGTCCCCATCCCCAAACATCCAGATGTTGGCAGGGGATTGAGACTTAACAAACTCTACCTCACTACCATAGGTCTCAAACATAATACCGTCAAAGGATGCATTAGTGTCAAGATGATTATCTATAGGCTTGTAAGTGGCTTCCCACTCTTCCATGGTCATCTCAATAAAGTTACCCATTGTTTTTAATCCTATCACTGATAGCAAAGGCTAGGCCATATGTTAGTTGGTATACTTCTACATAAGCGTCAAGCATACCCTCTAGATGTAGACGGTCTACGGTTTGGTCATACTGCTCATTCTCATGGTCAGTATACTCAGCCAATGCTTGCTCGGTTTGATACATAAGGTTTTTTAGTTCCCCATGTAGAATGTTTGTACCTGATTCACCTAAGTCAATCAGTTTTTGTAGTCGTGGGTCAAGTTGTGTTGTTGTCATAGTTATATTGTAGCCTCTAGCACTGACAAAAAGTGGTAGCAGGCAAGAATCTGTCCATTGGTTGAGATATCCTCTATTTCTAAAGAACGATACTCGTCATTATCATAGTCAGTATAAGTATCCATTTTGGCTTGTAGTTCCTCAGAGTCTTGCTCCAAGGACAGCAGGTGCAGTCTTACATATTCTTCGAATGTATTTAGGTCCATATATTAATTATACGGGTTCGTGTTGATTTTTACAACTTCACGGGGTGTGACTTCCATCACAGGTTGATACGCAGGGGATGAGCCAATACCAATAACCATTCCTCTGGCGCAAATACAGTCAGGATCTACCCTTGGTATCTCCAGGGCAGTGACCTCAATAAGAGCATCACAGTTAGTACATACATAGTCATGCTTAGTCCACATTAGTCAAAATACCCCTCTGCCCATAGGCCATCTAGGAAGTCTGCTGTCTTTTCTAATGCCTTCTCAGTAGGCAGTCCTTTAGAATCATAAAGAGCCTTAGTAACAACAGCCCTCATGTCCTCTAGATCTTCTATTGTATAGCCTAGCATTATTCTACCTCTATCCCAGCATAAAGTGCTATAGTGTTTAGTGTAGTATGGATATGGCAGTCACATGCCTCCCCACCCATATTTTCTTCAAACTCTAGGTGAGAGTAGTTGCTTTCGTATATTTCATTTATGAGGTCGTTTATAGTATTCATGGTTTGGGTCATAGATTAATTGTAGCAAAGATATGGGAAAAAATCAAATCTATCGTAAAGAAATTTCGGGAAAAATATCACTCTATCGTAATTAAGTTTTAACAAAAATCTCATGTGACCTAGATCACAGGGGGCGCCCCGATTTTTATGCATTGCGTTGCATATTTATACTTGCGATCCGTACGGGACTTGAACCCGTGACCTCTACCGTGACAGGGTAGCGAACTAACCAACTATTCTAACGGACCATGTGAGCAGTTTTTGCATCCACTTGCTCAGGTGGCATTTATTTATTTTTTTATTTATGCGTTAGTTAATTCACGCACAATTTTTAGTAAGCGATTTTTTTCTGCATTGATAGCAGGGTCAAAACCACTTGCAGATGCAAGGATTGATTCGTTAGAACCACCACGAGCAGAACGGTGCCAATCTAAACGCTCAGTAAGTGCATTGAAAGCACCCCACGCATTACCAGCAATCATTCCGTTAAACTCGCCTGTGTAGATGTCATTGATAACATCAACCTTGTTTTCCCACTTCTTGAAAGCACCCTTAGAATCCTTTTCAGGCTTTGGGTATGCAGCAAGAATGATGTCGTTAAACATCTTAGCAGAAACTTCTTGTTGAATCATAGCGTTAGCCATGAGGTCAAAAGAATCCATGTACTTATGAGCAAGCCCAAGAGTTTCACGAGCAACGGCAACCTTACCAGATGCTGTCTGTGTGTGGCGAATCTTGAAAGATTGCTTGACACCATTCTTCTTGCGTGTAGTGTTAAGTGCAAGATTAAGAGTGTTAGCACATACAACACGAACAGGTGTAATAGATGCTTGAATAGCGATTGAGCCGTCATGTGATGTGTTGATAAGTAAATAAGTCTTTACCTTATCTGCAACACCATTAGGGTCAAGAATTGTTTCACGCTCTAGTGCTAAAGCACCGAACACGACACGACCACCCTTGATTGAGCCAGCCGTTTCCCAACGACCTCCACCATCAAGAATGTTATCACCGAATGAGAATAAATCTTCATTCTGCATTACATGATAACGCTCACCAACGACACCAAGAATGTCGGTCTGAGAGTTATCGGTAGGGTTAGTGCGAAGAACATATTGGTAGTTCTTGTCGCTTGTTAGATGTGAGGGGGTATCCAAATCTTCCAGACGAACATTCCAATTATTTAGATTGGCAGCAGCAAGCATTTCGCTTGTTGTTTTTTCTTCTGTGAATACGGTACCCAATCCATGCCAAGCAGGTTCACGGAAAGATGCAAAAGATGCCTTACCGTTTTGTGTTTCTAGGTCATGTGCCATGAGTTTTCTCCTTTTTGTTGTTGTTGAATTTTAAGTATAGCAGGATAGACTGACAAATGCAAATCGGGATAGTTAAGCATGGACAAATCGGACATTTCGTAAAAGATCACCCCTAAGCATCGGCGTGTCGACTTGACAGGGGGCGCCCCAAAATTTTGAGGGAAGAGAGGAGCAGTTTTAAAACATGCTCAGGTTTATTAGTAGCCCCCTACTAAATTTCTATACGGTCAACACTGGATGATAAGTAAGTTACTTCTTCACCATATGAGACTGAATCAAAATCAATATCATGAATTAGATTCTGTGCACTCTCTTCATCACGTGCATTTACTGTAATTGAATACTGAACTGTAACTTCTAGTTCAAATTCTTTTGACAATTCAAATCCGCAAATGTCTGCAATTTCTTGTGCAGTAGACTCATCGATTGTTCCGTGCTCCATTGCTTCCAAGGTCCACTCTTGCATTTCATTACGCATACGGTTACGCTCTGCAGCCTCGCCATATGAGCGTTGGGTTACCTTTTGGATGTGCTCTTCAAGTTGCTGAATGCGTTCTTTATTTTGCACAAGAGTGGTTTCTAAAAACTCTCGTGTCATGTAGTGATTGTCGATTACTGGCTGGTCCATGGGGGCCTCTTTCTGTTTGTTGGTTAATTTAATTGTACTGTAGTGCACTGACAAATTAGGTGCCACTCCCCCAGGGGACTTTAGCCAAATGAATGGATTGGATCCATAGTCTTGGATTGAACCAGGGGGAGAGGCGTGAGCAGTTTAGCGACATACTCAGGTCGTTTATTATCTAATTATAGATAACGGGCAACGGCTTGATAAGTTGATGTAGAAACTGTTTCCTCATCTGTCATCTTTAGTATGCGAATAGCGTTAGAGATTTCCTCTTTCTGCTCACGATAGTTATAGACAGACATTGACTCAAAATCCTTTACAGGCTCTTTAGGCAAGTCTGCTTCTGATACTGTTAGGTCGAAGTCAATGTTTAACTGATTATTCCATGAACGGAAGTTTGTACGGAAGTTTTCAGCCTTCTTGATGTTGGCAATAGCATAAGCAGTAACTTCCTTCTTATACTTTTCCATAGCCTTTTGGTGCTTTGCTTCGTTGGCTTCTTGTGATGTGTAGTCAAGTTCTAACTTAGCAAGTGCTTGCTCTAGTGCCTTGATTACCTTTGGTGTTGCGATTTTAACTGAGATTGCTTTCTGTCGTGCCATTGGGTCTGTTCCTTTTCTTTTAGTTTGTTAGGGGGTTGGTGAGCCTTTTTTCACTATCATGCTCAGGATACTTCTCGCCCCTTATTTATAGTGCCTGTACGCCCGACACTTAGTAATTAGATTACTTAGCCGTCCAAGTTGTGTAACGAACTGAACCATTTACATCTAACTTAACACGAACTGATTGTCCGTTTGGGTTAGGTGTGATTTCTGTGATTGTTCCTGTTACCTTTGACTTCTGTGTTGTGTAGAGGTCTCCGACTTTGTATGTTGCTGTTGCTACTGACATTGTATTTCCTTTTCTGTTAGAGGGTTGTTTTCGTTATACCTAAGTATAACATTTTGCTTGTAAAAATGTCAAATCGAAATCTGACATTTCTCACATTTTGAGATTACTTAGATGTCTTGACCATAGCCAGACGGCGTGAGCCATTTGCTAGGACGAGTGAAACTCTAGTAACCTTATTAGACATTGGCTCGAAACCTGCGATACGACCTGTAACGCCTGTCTTGCTTGTTGTGAACAAGTCACCAATTTGGTATGTGTATCCGTGTAGTGTCATTTGGGTCTTGCCTTTCGTTGTGGGGGTTAATTGCTTATAGTATAATTTTAGCAGAAAAATGTCATAAATACAAATTTTGGTGACATTTTTGTGTGTGTCCTTAATCACATTTTTTATGCGTGTCGTGACTTGACAAATGACTGGTCAGGGGGCGCCCTGCATTTTTCGCAGGGGACTTAGTTAACTACCAGAACTACCACCAATAGATAATAAAATAATTATTATCATTAGTAAATAGAACCAATTACTCATTTATTTTTTACTCGCACTAAATATGATATCACTCTTAGAGTATACACAAAGTGAGCAAGAAACGCAAGCCGAGCCCTGCTTAGAAATAAGTGGAATCTGTTTATTATTTTCAGGACACTTAGCAGCAGGTCGTCCGATCATTTCTTTTACATCTGCCTGGCCAATAGCAAAATTCTTAGCAAGGTATGCCATGCGTATGCCACTATTAATTTTTAGATCTACGGCAGTTTTAACATTCTCACTATCTGCAGAGAAATACAATGATAGATTATCTACATCCTTAAGGATAAGTGCAGCACTCTTCACACGTGTGTATACCCAGAATTGAATATCGGGGTGCTTATCAATAACTATCTTCCAGGCATATGTATAAGTATCATTAAAGAAATCGCCGTCCCAGTGGATACGGAATAACTTAGGTGCGTCTTTCTTATCACAGTCATTCTTAAAATCAATGATCATTTCATTAAGTAAACGGACCATGGTTTCACCGTCTGCGTCTTTTAGCAGATCCCAATTGTGTAGTAGGTTAGCCTTTACTCCTTTGAAGAGTTTTTCAAGTTTTCCTGCATAGCATACACTTTCACAAACGCTAGTGGCACCAGGGCACGAGAAAGCCTTTCCAGCAGGTAGTCCAAATGTGTTAGCGATTGTTGCGGTTTTTCCATTAGGTGAGACGGCATTAGCGACCTTTCTGTCAAATGATCTTTTTAGTTTAGTAGTCAAGGCCTAGGCTCATTTCTAGTGCGATGTCTTCGTTATAGGTTGCAGACATTTCTTCAAGCAAGCAATGTGTGCACTTATCTTCATAGTCATCAACGGCATTTTCTTTGCATGAAGGGCAGGTGGTTGCGTAGTACTCATCTAGTGCGTAGTCGTTCATAGGGGGTCTCCTTTGTATTTCTTTAATTGTATCATTTCGGACTGACATTTCCTACGGTTGTAGGATTTCTTTGAAGGCACGGCTGAGGCAGCATTAGAACGCCTTAGTTCCATGAGTCTGCGTAATTCTTCAGGTGTTTTCTTCATAAGTTAATCTTAGCAGACTTATGGTAAAAATGTCAAATCTTCATCGTGTGATTAAAATCACAAAAATTTTTCCCAGCCAAAAATTCGGGGAAATAAAACGCTTCTTCTTAAAGAAATTAGAATAGGGTTACTGACGAGTAGGCTAGAGTTATCCACAGGTTATCCCCAGACACACCCGAACGGGGCGGTCCAAAATTTGCAGATTTTTAGATCTGCAAAATTGGTTTTATTCTTTTTCTATTTCATCTAATAGTTCCCAAAGTACTGGCTCTAATTGTTTAGCAACTAAATCTAATTTTTCTTGTAGTGTTTTCATTTATTTAACCAACCCTTCAAACCATTGTGAGTATCCACCATTAAAGTAGACCTCATCTCCATTAGCATTAACAAGTGTTGCAGTGATTGATTCTAAATCATCATTGACATAGACAACCTCTTTAACAAGATAGTTTGTATCGTTAGCAATGAATAGTTTGCCAACATTAGTTTTATTGATTAGTGATAGTGACATTAGTTTTCTACTTTCTTTAGTTCGTGATTATTATTAAGGGGACGACTGCTATTAGAGAACATAGCCTCAATAACTGCCTTATCTTTTATTGATTGAGCAATTCTTTTTTCTTGTTGCTCTTTTAGTATTCTGTTATAAGTATCCATTTATTATGAACCTTTCTTTTAGTTAATTTTCTTACAGAGTTTCTAGGTAGAAACCTGTTTGGCAAGTAGGGCAGATTGGACCCTGCTCCTCGCCATCAATAGAAACCACTTCATTAGTGCACTTGTCGCACCATAGTAGTTCGTTTACATTTATTGAGTAAGTCATCATTTTGATAACTCCTTTCTTTCTTAGTGAGAGTTTCTCACTTTCTTTATACTGAAAGTCTACCATGGGGGACTGACAAATTAGCCTGTTTTTCGGGCGTGTCGGAAAACTATTTTTTGTGATAAGCATCACATGACTTATCCACAGAGTTATCCACAGGGACCGCCCCCATTTTTCAGGGAATTTATTTATTCAACATCGTCATCTAAAAAAACATACAACGGAATTAAATCAGTGTAAGCAAATTGAATTATTTCTCTTTCACCAAATTCATTTTCGGTTTGTATGTCATAGTTATCGCCAGTAGAATCACTTTCAATAAAAAGAATCTCAACAATGTCATCTCCCGTTTTTATTAAATCACCAAGCATCAATTGATCTGGCGTTAGATTATCTGCGTGTATTAAATCCATAGCAATCATTGTATCAGACATTTAGTCCTCACTTTCTGGCAACCAAAAAGATAAGTGGTGCTGCTCAATTATTGCCCATGCTGGTGCATGGCTCATGCCCTTATAAAATACGCCTTCAGGCATAGCAATAAATTTATCATAGTCCTCATCATAGTATGCATCAATAGCATCAATGCAAGGCTGAACCATGCTTAGTGGTACGGGTGGATAGTGATTACCCTGTAAGTGATAAGCAATCTGAGTTTCTAAGTCAAGCACTGAGTCCTGTATTCCTAACGCTGTAACACTTCCCATTTACTTACCCCCTACAATTTCACTGCGATACAAAATCTTTGTATGCATTTTTCCACTAGGCTCTGATAGATTAACTGTTCTGTATTCCATAGCATCTCCGTGGTCTACAAAACTATTAAAGACATTTACTGCATCAAGTGCATTTGAGTAACGACCAACCCATTGAGGGCTAGTGCTACTATCGTTATTGCTAGTTACTGAGTATAGGTATTCGTTCATTAGTTATTCTCCTTAGTGATAAATAATTGGTGTGGGTTGCAATCGCAAGACTCTGTATCAAAGTCTGTTTCATTTCCAAAGTATAACCAACCTGTACCATAGCATAGGTCACAAGTAGTTATTTCTGTGTATAGTGTTTTCATCATAGCCATTAGATAGCCCCTTCCTGAAATAAACCTATTTCTAGGTCTAGCAATTCTTTATCTGTTGCCTGAGACAAGTCTATCCAACCTGCCCCCTCATTGTCAATTCTAAAAATCTCTATGTATCCCATTACTAGTCTCCAATTCTTACTGCTAGGACACGATAAGTATCCTTTAAGTTAAGTGGGGCTGAGTAGTGGGGACGAACCTGAACAAGATAACTTTCGCAACCCTCATACCATACATCAGACTTTTCGGCTGAGATAATTTCTCCCTTTAGTGTGCGAGAGTGATAAGTTTTTCCTACAAGTAGGTTTTCTATTGTATAGACATTTGCTGACATTTGCCAACCTCTTTCTTTTTGTTGATAATTCTATCCTATCATGGGGGTCTGACATTTTCGGTTAGACACGCCGTAAGCGAATAGACTTTCTTTTATTTATTTTTTCTTACTATGTAAGTCTAGCCTATTAGACATAAATTATCAAGTTACTAGGGAGTAAGTCCAAATAGTGAGACGCTTAGACCATGTGATAAAACTCACAGCGTGGCGACACGCCCGAACGGGGCGCCCCAAAAAATTGGGAGCAGTTTTAGATCTTGCTCAGGATTTTATTTTTATTTTAGCGTTGCAAGAAATTCTTGCGAATCCATACACGCATCAAAAAATTTCTGTTCATCAAATCTTGGATTGTCAGAAGCAAACCACTCACTGAATTCAAAAATTAAATCTTGAAAATCACCAGAGTCGATTGTGTTAGAAAACTTTTGAAGAATTTTTGCAGTTTCTACATAGTCCTTGCGTGTCATCATTATGCAACCACCTTAAGAATTGCATAGGACCCGTTTTTGTTGATGTCCTCAATTGTTGGAAGTAGTGCAGGCACAAGCAGTTCCTTTAGCATACCTTCAAGCATAGCAATTAAGTCTGCATGAGGAATAGCAAGGGCCTGTTTTGCAATTGGATGTGTTTCGTCAAATTCTGTAACGAAGTTTAGAGAGTGTTTGATTTCTACCATTTTTTTTAGTTTTCCTATTCTTTTAGTTTGAGTAAACGAGAGTCGATGTGCCACGAAGTGTGCCACTAATTCCGAGAGTATCGCAAGCAACCTTGACAGATACGCCAACAGGTAATTGTGTTGGATAAGTTGAGATGAATTGAGCAACAGCACCTTTTGAGGGTAGGCTGATTGTTTTGACAGAACCATTAAAGGTTTCTAGTTTTACAGTGTATGACATGGATGTCATCCTTTCGTTAAGTTGATAAGACTATCTTACCATTGGGGGCTGACATTTTTGCCACTTATTTGCTAAGGCTCACTGTGATACTGGTCACATTTATTTGCTTAGGCTCATTGGCTAAACTGTCAATATTTAATTGTTATAGTAGAATACTACACTAAAAATCTCAAAAAGTCAAGTTTAGACACGGACAAAACGGACATTTTTGATGTGATTTGCGTCACAGGGGGCGCTCTTTTTTTTGCAGGGTATTTACTTATTCAGTCACGAATAAATAAAACCCATAGCCTAAACAGATCATAGAAAACCAAAACAAAGCATTACCATTTACAAAAAAGTCAATCATTTATTTATCCTTCAATTTCTCTATAGTCAATTACATGAAAGTCTAATTGTCTTTCTAATGGCATAGCCTTTAGCCAAGAATAAGCAGACTCAAAATCATCTGCCTCAACATCTACAAATAACTCAAAATTAAATACTGGCATTAGTTTTCCTCCTTTTCTTTTAGCATTCCAAGAATTAACTCTAATTGTTTTGTGGTTAATAGTCCTTGTGCACAACCCCAAGCAAAAGCCAAATCCATTTCGCCATAGTGTTTTTTAGCAAGAACTTTTATTTCTTGTGCAATTTCAAAATTAGTTTTCATTATTTGTATTCTCCTTTCGAGATAAGTTCATCTAGCATTTTTGCTAGTGGGTCTATCTGCTCGTCTGCAAGATAGTTTTCTAATTCTAGGTTTTTTACAAAGTCTCTCATTTAGAAACCTTCCAATCTGACCACATTGGTAGTCTTTCTGGGTCAGTATCATTATACCAACGCTCAATGTTTTGTTCACAATCTTGGCAGAAAGTAAATTGCTCATCTCCTACATTTGAGATAGCAGATTTCATTGGATTGTGCTCTACGCACTTTTTATTTTCTAGTGTTATCATTTTTGACAACCTTTCTTTTTTTTGTTAGTTAATTTTATTTTATTAAGTTTTTTGTTTTCTCTAATTACTTAGAGAGAACGACCACATTGTGAGTGGTAGCAAGTGCCATCTGTTTTGCAGATGTCGTGAATTGTAGCAGGTGCTAATACAACCTGTCCACATTGGCAGAGGTTCATTAACCCCTGTGGGTAGTCGCTAAGTGTTGCGACTCTTGCAAAGATTGAGTTTGTCATTTCTGACTCCTTTCTTGTTAAATAACCTTTATTTAACTTTCTTTATACTAGTAAGTATAGCAGGGGGGTCTGACAAATTGAGGGGTATAAATAGGGCAATTCGGACATTGTGATGTAGCACACATGTGATCTACACCACAGGGGGGCGCTATATAGGGGGGTGCCTATATAGGGGGGGGTGTATATAGGGGGGGTAT